ACTTATATACGCTTAGTAGCTAATCCTGGAACAGGATATTTAGCGAACACGCATTTTTTTACTTCGACAGGAGGTATCACATTTGAATTGGAAGGAAACGCTCAGGTAGGGTCGTTGGGTTTTACTTATGTGAAAGTAAGAAGCTTAGATATAGGATCTGCTACTAATGTCGATCCACTATCTATATCTAAATGCTCACCTCAACCGTCAGGACATCTTAACTGCATTAACGAATACATTGCCACAGGAGGTAGAGACATTGAAAGCGATGAAATTTTCAGAGCCAGAATTAAGGATGGTCCAAATTTTGTCGCCAAAGGAACAATAGCAATGTTAGAGCAGGTGTTCAATAAGATCAATCAAAAAGTATTGAAAATCTTCAACTTTGGAACACATAGAGATGGGAAACTGACACTTGCAATCGTTACTCAGAATGGAGTTGATCTTACGAATGGAGAGCTATCTGAATTGCTTGAAAGAAGTGCAGCTTATTTTAATTTGAACGAATATCGTCCGTTCGGTACTGCATATATTGGAATCAAGTTAATAAATATGCCATACCAACCTCTTGACATTTCGGTGAGAGTAGAATTAGATCCAAGCTTTAACCCTGACGAGATTCGCAAGCAAATGCAGATTAACGTGTCGAAATATTTAGACTTCAGATACTTTGACACCTATAGAAATCAAATTCAGTGGGATAAGTTGCTACAGATTTGTCAAAACATTGCCGGAATTAAGTATATTCCCGATCAATATTTTTATCCAAGAACTGATTTGACGGTAGATACATTCACTCTACCTAGATTGAGAAGCTTCTTGATGTTAAACTTAGAGGGGCAAGTTATTGTTAATCGAAGCAACACTTTAACCCCAGTATATTACCCTAACATAATCGATGAGTCATTCCATCAAACTGTATTAAAAAACATTACATAGATGAGCGTTTTAACTTTTCAAGAAAAAAGATTAGAAGGAAACTCGATTTTCTTATCTTACCTCCCAGCGACAGCAATTGTTTCAATAGACAGTTGCGTAGAGACAATTGCTGCAGGAGTAGATGCTTCACATTATTTTGAAAAGTATTTTAGATACACTATAGATGGCGTAAAGTACAATGATTGGATTCCATTTACAGGGCAGTCTGACTTAATAGCTATACCTATTCTACCCCATCAAATCTTTGAGATAGAGTTTGTTTACAATAAGATACAACCCGTAGGAGACGATCAGCTTAACGTCGATAGCCTCGTTATCAATGTAACCAAACAAGCGATTGCTCCTCAATTACACTATGATTCAACGGTTTTTAAGCAGTTTTTCAATATTGACGACGAAAAGATACTAGCGTGGTATGTTAACGTGTTAAACAAAGTATATGACAGTGGAGTGATTCCTGATTACATCAAAAGAGGAGAGGCAGCGATTAGTGACGAAGATTTCCTACACTTTTGGGGAGCTATATCTAAATTCTTTGCATATTACGTAGCTTACGCAAGAGAATTTCAAACATTCTATCAAAACGAATCACTACTGCGAGAATACCTTGAGCAGAGGGGGATGAAGATCTCAAACAAGACAACTCTACCGCAAATGGTGTCGTTAATGGAAGACTTCTATGCAGAAGTTTGCAAAAGAGGAACGATGAGGATTGTCAGAGATACAGATATCGAAGGAGAGCTACTAAGAGCTGTTTGGTACGATGCCACTGTAGATGATATAGTATTTAATCCTAGATTGCCACAGCATACTGGGTGGAATTTAAGAAACAGCAGTCCTCTTTATAGGGGGTTGTATTTGCATGATAATGCAAATAAGATGGTAGAGCAACAGATATATCCTCAAGACATATCAAATTACGACGGAGTAGATATTGCCATTGTGACAGACGCGCCACATACAGTACTACAAGTGCCAACTTCAATAACTCCTATCGATTTCATTAAAGTGAGTAGTGAGGCTGATTATGAGCTTTCGTTTCTGATAAAAACAGCAGCACAATTCAGCATCAGTATAGAGTCGTTCGACAAAGACTACAATCCACTTCCAACTTATTCATACAAGGATGGAAGCAATGATGGATTAGCGCTCGACGAAGTAGCTTTCTGTCGATCCGACAAATACTTCCCTGTTAAAATCTGCCTATACAATGCTAACAAACCTCTATTTAGTGGAGATACAACATCTATCAATCGTGGTCACGACATAAAGCTACACTCAAACGCTGTATGGATCAAGTATGTGATATCAACCGACGCAGAGTTGCTGATGTATAGAGTTAGGCTGTTACCTATGGCAACAAGCTATTCTCACGGATTAATCCAAACCAACAATATTATTGACTGCTTTGTTACTAATAACGACAATCGCTTCTCTATGAAAGAGTTGCGAGAATATATCGTAAAATACCTGATTCCATACAACTCCAATCTACTTCTATTTGAGATCAGAGATTTGGGAGAAGTGACGCAAGAGGTTAGAACAGACAGTCTATCGTGGATTGGTGGAGGTAGTTATTGCGAAATAGCACAATGGAGACCGATCGAACCTTATTGTGAGCAAATAGGATGGAGACCTCAACAATCTTCAATGTACTGCGTTCAGCAAGAAATCCTTGCTTGGAGACCTATTGCGCCATATTGTGTAACAGAAGCTGTCACAGCTTGGAGGCCGATCGAACCTTACTGCGTTCAAGTAGAAGCATTGCCTTTATTTGAGCACTTAGTGATACGTTATTTGTGGGCTCCCGAAGCAGGAGCTGACTTAGACACACTAACAGGGATAATCGAAGGCAATACTAATTTCGATCAAGAGTACGTTGGATACGGCAATCAATTTACTGTACCTCAACCCGAAGTTGGCTTTAATACAGCATATTTAACTCACGGAGGAGATAATACTGAGAACGGCGTAGAGACTGTACTGCTAAGAGCATTGGATTTAGCACAAGACTCTCCTGCCTCACTGAACATCATTAAATTAGGACTATACTGTCATTGGTATAACATAAGATTAACAGGAGATATTTCATTTCAACTTGAAGCGTATGTGGGAGGATCTATGGCTCAAGAGGGATTCGATTTCGTCAACGTAGGAGGAACGTTAGTTTATAGCGCAACATTCGCGACTAATGTTGCAACATCTTCTCAAATATCTACTATCGAAAACTATGAACTAGTGGGTATTGTAGAGTACAATAAAGCAGAACAAACAGCAATATTAATTCAAATATAATGAGAGAAAATAGCGGAATGTTAATTCATACTATCTTAATAGAGATAAATTCACAGACAGGACTTCCCACAGGAAACGTCAAGCCTAATGTCCCCGAAGATCCAAATTACATAGCACCAACACTTAATCTTGAGGCGTGTCCATTAACAGCCTCTTCAACACCAAAATAAAACATTATGCCAACTCAAAACACAGGAATGAAAGCTTATGCTACATTAGAGCAATACTCTGTTGCTACAGGTTTAGCTACAGGTATCACAAAACCTAACGATCCAGGAGATCCTGACTACGTACCGCCAGTCGAAGATCTAACCACATGCCCACTACCAGCGACTGTATAACAAGTCAAACAATTGGTAGGTTTAGAAATACAGAAAACATTGTAAAAGTAGGATTTTTATAAAAAATAAAAAAATGTCAAATTTTAAATTTTCACCAGACCTCTTTCTTGAAGTCGCAGAACTAGAACGATTCAAAAGATTTCTCGATACAGATGGGTTTAGAGCTAATCTAATTCAAACCACTATATCGTATGGGTTGATACGAAAAGAAGACGACCTATCTTTTACCAACGGAAGAGTACAGAGAGGCGTTGATGCATCGACGGGAGATAAAACCATTACCGTCTCAGGACTTCAAGCTATCGATAAAAATGGCTTATTGCTATTCTCACAACAAGCTCCAAACATTCTCGTGCCAAACGACGGCGGATGGCATTGGGTTAGAGCTAAACACGCATACAGCTCAGTGGAAGAAGGTAAAATCACACTAGCTGTTAATGGTGACTTGACAGGAGTTGGGACTAAGTTTACCGAAGTGCTTAGAGGTATGCCTAACTTTCCTTCTCGTATTCGATTTCAAAACTCTCAATTCAATACATTAGAATATGATGTATTAGAAGTAATAAGCGACACTCAAGCTGTGATAATGCACCCAGCAGCGCAAGGTACAGGAGTTGCTACATTTGAGATTGAGTCAGATCTTCTGTACTCAGTCGTAGGAACATTTACGCCAGGAGTTGCAGTGCCATTGGACGACAAATATCCTTTTCAGTATGATTCAACTATTTTTGAAGTAGTAAAAGAAACTGTAGCGAATCAAAGACCACTATTCATTGAAGATAAAGAATTCTACTTAGCTCGAGTGAAAATACAGGGAAGTGAAGTAATTATACAAGACAAAAGAACAGAGTTTTGGCAACCACAAGGTAAAGCGTCTATAAACGAGGTAGATACAGCAGCCAATCCGCTAATTGGAGTAGAATATATCAAATGGCAGAATCAACTATCTCCTGCAAACGAAAGCGAAGTGCACGTAGCGTGGGGAATGAGAACTCAAAACTGGGCAGTAGATTCTACTAGAAACATCGTAACGTTTTTTGGATCAGCGATGGGTGGTAGATTTAAGACTATTGACAACTTCACTGATGGAGACTTTGACGGTTGGCGTCTTTATGTTGCAGGAGGTAAATATAGCAGAGTTCTATCTTCTATTAAACAAGGCCAAGCGATCAACCTAACTCTTGATATTTTAGATATAGACCAATACTCTTCTGATGGAGGTGTGACGTTTAACAATCAAGGCGCGAATGCTGATTGGTTGCTCGCTACACCAAATGTTGAAGAGATTGAAATCCAACTTACTCCTCAAGGTAGTAGCAATACTAAGAGAGCGTATGTGTTCCCAATCAACACACTAATTGCAAGATGCGATGTTGAATGCTTTACTGATCCAACGTGCTTATTCAACGTCACATATAGATACAAGACGCTGAATACCTACACTAAACCAGCAATCTTGCCGTCAGACACAGTGGGATACTTGAAAGAATCCTCATTTGATGCGCTAGGAGCACTAAGACCGGCACCTGACAGAACAGCTCACCCATACGTGTCACTAGAAGGGCTAGGATACATTGAACTTACTATCAGCCCAAATGCATACTCTACCACAATAGGCAAGATATACAAGGGAGATAAAATAGGAGTAACAACGATTGTTGATTTCAACTTAATACCGCTGTACGAGTTGAAAGTTGGAAGAGAAGATAACTACCAATTTGTAACAGGATCTATGACTTTAACCGACGATGTATTTATCAGTTTAAGCGACGAAGGAGCTGTTGAAGCAAATGAATTTAGAATCCACTTTGACTGCACAGATTTGAATTTAGCAGGCAAAAAGATAAACATCGTTAGAAACTACAATTCAGGATCTCCCGTTACAATTAAGGAAATCTCAGAGGGGGATATCTTTGCGATGAAAAACCAAGATGGAGGTATAGCATTCACGTGTGTATTCTCAGATACAAGACAGTGGAATATCGCTTATCAAAACTACTCACTTGGAGTTCCAAACGAGATCAAGCCAATCGACGGCGTAATAACCAATCTGTTTGACAGTAACGGTGCAGGAAAAATCAAAGGACTATTCGGTTACGGTTTGTGCGATGGAAGACTTGGTCCAAATTTAGTAGATAAATTTATTCTTGGAGCAGGAACTAATGGAGCGACAATTATTGCAGTAGGAGAGGCTTTAGGTAGTGATACTGCAACGTTAGTGATGGAGAATATACCGCGACACACAGTTGAGACAAAAACAGGAACTAAAGGAGCAAACGATCAAGGAGGAGATGACTATTTAGCTATTCTTACAGAAGGACTCGGAGAGACTTTCACCTCAAAGCCAATTGGAGGTGAGGTTGACGGCTCAACTAGGCCTATCAATATCAAAAACCCTTATTACGCATTAATTTACGCTAAAAAACTTTTCTAATGTTATACTATACAGTTTCAACTAAACCGGAAGACGTACAGACAGCTCCGTCGTCAAGCTTGGGAGGATACAAGTCGTCTTCTCAAGTTCCCAACGGAGAGATGCATAATATCTTCCCAAAAATCACACAGTCTGCTGTGATAGATAATCGCAAGATATTACGAATGATTGTGGTTAGCAATCCTACTCCCAGCGAGATGACAAACATCAATATATGGAGCGATGTTTGTCAATACTCAATAATCAAAATGGATGCGATAGCTCCAGCAATCAACGCGTCAGGAGATCCTGTATTTGAAAAAGTTGCTAATGAAAATCAAGTACCATATCAAGCCACTCTACAAGAAAGACTACTTGCTAATCCACTAATCATTGACACCTTAGGTGTTGGAGAGTGCATTGGAGTGTGGTTGAGAAAAGAGTTGGATTTGACCAAATTCAATGTATTAGAAAAGGGAGGCTCAGCCACGTGCGAAGAACTACAATCGTTAATCGCTGAACAAAATCTCATTACAGAAGATCAAGTAAACATACACATACAGTGGGATTAATTGATCAAAAAACAGTATTCAAAGCGTATTTGTATTTTCACAAACATAAATACGGACAGTCTCACTGCATAGGATACACTCCAAAAACCCAGAACCTATGCGACACCTTCATTAAACTTCTACACCAACGCTACGAGAGTCTTGATCGCATTGGTGTTGATTTTTTATGGATATATTTAGTTTTCCAATTCAAGTATTGGGGAGGAGTTGACATTAAAGCGTGGAATGGTAAAATCAATCCTGCGTTAGTTATTGGTAAAAAGGCTTTCAATAGATTTCAAGAAAGAGATCAGTCGTTTGATTGGCAGATTCTTGAAGATGAGAGAGAATATAGTCGTAAGCAATATAACGAAGCTGTACAAGTAAAAACACAAGAGACAGAGATTGGCTACGATTCTGACAATATCTATCGCAGACAGTATTTAAACCACGAATTAGGGCTAAGTAATTGCATTACATATACGTCATTATTCAATCCACGAAGCGCATGCTGCAAACAATGTCAATATCAACAACAATGCAGCGAAGTACAACAACAATTATATCCACAAGTTTATAACGATCGAAAAATAGAGAATGGAAGTAAAGCAACAACAAGACAGCAACAAATTATCCCCAACCTTCGTCGTAGAGCTGTGTAAAGCGTGCTTAGCCGACACTAAAGTGGTAGATATTTGTATGCAACACCTCAAATATCACTACCTCGAAAACGATAGTCAAAAGCAGGTTTTTAAGTATATATTAGATTTATACGAAACAACAGAATCTCTTCCAACCTTAGGAGTGATTGCTCAAAACTTTAGTGCAAATAAAGACGTTCTCTCGTTTCTAAGTGAAGTCAAGAACATTAAAGTCAACAAAGAAGATGGAGAATTGCTATTAAACCAATTCGAGGTCTTCATCAAACACTCACGATTCATTGAAATCTTCAACACCACACACGATCTATATCAAGAAGGTAAAAGAGAGGACGCTATCAAGTTTATGTCAGAAGAGTCCCTACTAGTTGAGGAGTTTTCTATCAAACAAAAATACTACACAACTGTATTTAAAGATTACGGAGAGCGTGAGCAAAAGAGAATGGTTCAAGCCAAAGCTCAGAAAGATTCAAGAGGCAAGATCCCTACAGGAATCAGAGAGTTAGACGAAATAATATATGGAGGTTGGCGTAGAAAAACCTCAGCATTAATTTTAGGGCAGTCAGGACAAGGAAAGTCAACGGCACTGCGATGGTTTGGAATAGCTGCAGCAAGAACAGGACACATTGTAGTACACTTTCAAATAGAAGGATCTGAAAGCGAATGTTTAGAAGGATATGACGCAGCTTGGACCGCAACGAAGTTAACAGACTTTGACAGCCAAGAATATGGCGATATCGACGAGAAAACTAGAAGATTGGTAGAGAAGGCCCGAAGAGATATTACTACACAGTTTAAAGGAGAAATCATAGTGTATGCTACAGAATCGTTCGACGCTATGACTGTAGAGAAATCAAGAGAGGTCCTAAGCGATGTTATTGACATCTATGGAAGAGTAGATCTTATCATTTACGACTACCTTGAAGTACTTGAAACAGCGAAGCAGTATAAAGATGAAAGAAAGCGTCGAGAGAAGATAGCAAACAACATCACCAACATTGCCATCGAGTTCGACGCAGCTTCTATTACAGCAACTCAAGCCAACGATATTAATCCTAAAGACTTAATCAACCCCGACTTTACAATGTCTCGCCATCATATTAGCGAGTTCAAGGGGTGCTTAAAGCCATTCTCATACTTCATAACACTGAATGCGACTCCCGAAGAGTCTCGAGACAATATTATGAGAATGTATTGCGATAAATTTAGACGATATCCATCAGGACAAACCATTATGATAGCTCAAAAAAAAGACATTGGTAGATTCTACGAAAGCGAAAGAACACTAAACTTCTTCTATAAAGACAGACACAAATGAAATTAACGTTAGATAGATTATTAGAGTTATTGCCACAAGCGAGGTTGGATCATAGAGGAAAGAATCTTACTGGAACGTGCCCTGTTTGTGGAGAGGCAGAGTTTGGCATCTCACTCGAAGATGGACATCGATTTGGATGCTATCGCCTTAATAAATGCGGCTTTAGAGGGAATATCTTCACATTACTTAAATTTCTTGGCAAGTTAGATGAAGTTTTACAAGAGAAGATCAAAAACCTTCCCGAAAGGATATCGACAACTCTTCCAATAATTACTCAACAAGATCTACATATTGACGACTGTCCACCTCCCATAGGATGGAGAGCAGTGTCAAGCCTACCGTATCTTGATGAGAGAGGGTTTCGTGAACAAGATTACACCCACTATCCTGTAGGGATAACGAAGTTAGATCCTCGACTGAAAAATCATTATGTCGTTTTCTTAGCTTTGCAAGATAGTGCTATAAAGGGATGGGTAGCTAGAAGAACTCAGACCAAAAGCGAGATCGAGCAAATTAATCGAATAAGATTGCAGAATAAGCAGCCTCCAATAGCAAGATATCTAAACAGCTTTTCTGACTTCGGCAAGATGTGTTATGGAATAGATGAGTTGAGCGAACGCACTAACACTTTAATTATTGTCGAAGGTATTTTTGATAAGATAAATGTGGATAGATTGATGAACTTGCACTGCAATTTTGAAACAAAATGCATAGCTACATACAAAGCGACAATCTCTCACGAACAGATATATACAATCGCCAATAAGGCTCCAAATATCGTGCAGGTCGTTCTTCTCTATGATAGTGACGTCATTCGGTTGATCAAAGAAAGCATCGCAACGCTTCAAAAACACTACTCCGTTCTTGTGGGATATCACGCAACGAAAGATCCAGGAGATATGAATGAAGATGATTTAACAAAGGTCCTACAGACCCTCGAACATCCAATAGAGTTCAAAAGTTTTAAGTTAGAAGCGAGCAAATTATAATTTTTTAAAATGAATTTTACAAGATGGAATTAACAGAAAGAAAATTGTCAACTTACCAATACTTTGAAATACTACAAGTTGAATGGCTTGTGGTAGATTTGAGATGTAGGGTATTTACTAACGAAAAAGATCAAGCCTATTGGAGACGCGTTAGAGAGGGGAAGAGAGTGAAAATTGAAAGCATTGCTGACAAAAACAGACTTCCCACTATTTTTAGTGACGACGATCTTAAAAGAGATTTAGAAAAGCGCATTTACAACGATTACTCCTATCCAAACTTTCACTACAAAGACGAGAGCTATAAACAAGCTCAAGGATATTGGGACCTCCTAAACTACTATAGTAAAGAAGCAGAGGTGAGATATGAAGTTTGCGACGAAGTTAAGGTAGGTGTGGTGTTGGATTACACTCCATTTTCTAAAGAAATTCGTGTTCAAAATCTTAAAACAAAGGAGATCGAACTCGTGTCGGTATCTAAAACTGTAAGAATCTTATAACAAATGGATTATCAAATTGAAGGATTGAAAAATTGGCTTGCTCTCAACAATATAAAGCATAAATATATTGAAGAGCGCGTATTCAAATGTGGAGGCAAAACTTACGTCTTACTGCTTCATAAACAGCAGAATAAAATTCTCAACCAAAACATGACACTGCTTCTTAGCGAAGAGGACCTCTCTTTATTAGAGAGATACTTGGTCGACAGATTTGTCATCTTGTTTGGAGATAAATTCTATTACATAGACGACAAAGACCTTTTTGAAAAATCAATATTCGACGAGGTGGGAGATATAGTAGGAACAGACCTATACATACAAGACATGCACCCCTTACTATATGTAGGAGAATCGACCGTTGAGCAAAAGTTACCTCACTTAGGGGTGCACGGAGGTTATGATATCTGCAATGGATCAAGATCTTATGTAGATTGGTGTACTAAAGCTAAGTGGATAGGCATCACTACATTAGGGATTTGCGAAGAAAATACGTTAGCAGGAACGCTACTATTTCAAGCAGCATGTCAGTCTGCTAAAATCAACAGCATTGTCGGAGAGACTATTGTGATTCAGTACGATAGCTCTACGCAGTATCATCTCAAATTATACTGCAGAGACATTGACGGATGGAGGAATTTATGTAGAATAAACGCTAAAATTAATACATCTCCACTTAAAAGCATACGTCTGACTGACCTTAGCGATCTATCTCAAGGACTGATCTGCGTACTAACTCCAACAATACCTCTCGATAGAATTGTTTCAGAGGCTAAATTAATCTTCAAAGAAATATACTACCAACTCGACTTTGTAGAGTGGGATAATGCAGTTAAAGAAGAAGATTGGCTCGTCGACAACATTCTACTATATCTCACTAGTTATAGCGATTCAATCAAGCCTTTATCGCTATACGACAGCTACTATCTTGAGCAGGGAGACAATGACATTCAGAAAGTGCTATGGAAGATTGGTAAAAAAGACAATTTCAAGTACAGATCGAGAGATAGGTATTTCAAAACTTTCGACGAATACTCCAAACAAGCCTTTGCTCTATTTGATATCGAAAATAGTGACAAAGCCTGCACAATACTTATTCAAGCAGCAGACAATCTTAAAATGTTCGAAGAGATACCTTTCCGCATTCCTGTAGGAGAAAAGCACTTACCTGAATATGAGCTTACTCAAGATCAATTGACGCAATTCCAAACGAGTGACAATTTGTTTTGGCACTTAATCAACAAAGGACTGCAAGAGAAAGTGATAGATAAGGGATTGGATGTAGATGTTTATCTCAGAAGAATAGAGCAAGAGGTTGAAGTTATAGAGCTCGGTCACGTTAAAGACTACTTTCTTATCGTATGGGATATTCTCAACTTTTGTAAGCAAAATGAGATTATTTATGGAATAGGTCGAGGATCTGCTGCAGGATGTTTAGTGTCCTATTTGTTGGGAATTGTTCAAATCGACCCAATACACTACGACTTGCTATTTGAAAGATTTCTTAATAAAGGTAGGGTAGGAAAGTCTCTTCCCGATATAGATAACGACATACAAGGATCGAGGAGAGAAGAAGTGAAGCGTTATGTAGAGCAAAGATATGGAGAGGATTATGTAGCAGGAATTGGAACTTACGGTACATTTAAGATTAGAGCTGCTCTCAAAGACTTAATCCGAGAGATAGGTGGAGATAGCAAAGAAGCAAACTACATTTCTGCTATTTTAGAAGAAGAGGATACCTTCGTTGATTTGTTCACTAAAGCGCTTGATCCCACTGTTAATCCTCGACTATATCATTTCATCAAGAAGCACAGCTATCAAATCAACCACATTCCTCAACTATTCAAGCAACCAAAAACTCAATCTATTCACGCAGCAGGGGTGATCATTGTTCCTAAAGCGAACGGGCCAATCTATCAGCAACTTCCAGTTAAAAAAATGAACGACATTGTCATTACTGAGTGGGAAGGATCTCAAATAGAAGAAGCAGGGTTTTTAAAGGTCGATATTTTAGGAATAAAGCAATTGGACAAGTTTGATGAAATCATTCGTCTAATCAAAGAAAATAGAGGTGAGACCATTATTCTCAACAATATTCCTTTAGATACCGATGGAGTGTATCGATTCTTCCAAAAGGGATTCAATGAAGACGTATTCCAATTTGGAGGAGGAGGATTGAAAGGATATTGTAAAGTTCTAAGGCCTGACAACATTGAAGATCTAATTGCTACAGTTGCTTTGTATCGACCAGGACCAATCGAGATCAACGCTCACGAAAAATACGCTAAGATTAAGAATGGAGAGTTAGAGCCACAATACTACTTCGGATTAGAACAGATCACTAAGGCGACATATTCACAAATCGTATATCAAGAGCAGATTATGAGAATCGTGCAGGAGTTAGGAGGATTCTCTCTCGTAGAAGCTGACGATATTAGAAAAGCGATGGGGAAGAAGCTTCTTGATGTGATGGTCAAGTACAAGCAACTATTCGTTGACGGAGCTGTTGCTAAAGGCTGTCCTCAAGACGAAGCAAATCGACTATGGACAGATATGGAAGGATTTGCAGGATATGCTTTTAACAGAAGTCACGCAGCCTGTTATGGTATAACAGGATACTACTCTCAATGGCTAAAATACTCATATCCATTAGAGTTTTGGCTAACTTCCTTGAAGTATAGTAAAGACGATCAGGTTCAAAGTAGAATAGCAGAGATTAAGCACATTGCGGAAGGAATATCTATCAAAGGCCCTGACGTTATACATTCTCAGAGACATTATTATGGAGATGTTAAAACCAATACAATTTACTGGTCTCTCAACTCAATCAAAAACGTAGGAGAAGTTGCGTTAAAAGAGATTGAAAGATTGCGACTAGAAAGCTCATTCTTCGATCTTGAAGACTTTGTTAAAGCTGTGCAGTTAGATCGAGAAAAGAGAAGACTAGCGCTTCAACCTGGAGAGAGAATCAACTCACCAATTAACAGAAGAGTAATCTGTCACTTGATTATAGCAGGAGCTTTTGATATAATCGAAAAAGTAAAAAGACCGTCTCAACGTGGAGACGTACTTGTCAAATACTTTGAAATACTACACCCAGAACTACGCAAAGATCCAATACAACTACAAGAGAAGCTGTGGCAAGATCGCATGGGAGTTTACTATGAGTTTTTAGCATACGTTCAAGACTATAAGTGGACGTTAGAGCAGCGAAGACTATGTGGATTTGGATCGATAGACTTCGTATCGCTTTTGAAGAATCTTCCATATAAAAACAGAGGACTGTTCAAAGAAAACGCCGAAATCCTTTCTATTGGAGAGGAGGGCACTAAAGCAGTAGTGGGAGGAGTAGTAGAAAGTATAGTGGTTAGGCAATCTAAAAATGGCAATTTTGCACAAGTGCTTCTTCACGACGGATTTGCTGAATTATACCTAACAGTTTGGGCAGATACTTTTCAAAGCAAAGAAGCGGAGATAACAGCAAGCAAAGGCAAGTTGATATTTATGGATGGAGAGATCAAATACGACGCGTATAGAAAACAAAAAACAATTCATTCTAAATTATATACAAAACTAGAAATATTAAATTAATCTTAACAACACAGAAGCATGAAAGAATCATTTAAACTCAAAGAATCCTTTATTGAAAAATACAAAGACGTCAAGCCTCCCTTCGGTTTCAATGGACTTGGAGAGCTAACCTACATGAGAACATATTCTCGTTTGAAGAAAGACGGCGAAAACGAAGCTTGGTTCGAGACAATTAGAAGAGTTGTAGAAGGAACTTACTTTATACAAAAGAAACACATCATCAAAAATGGGTTGGGATGGAGTGAACACAGAGGACAGAAGAGCGCCGAAGAGATGTACGATAGAATGTTTAATATGAAATTCTTACCTCCAGGTCGCGGACTATGGGCGATGGGAACTGATATGATCAACGAAAGAGGGCTATATGAAGCTCTTAACAATTGTGCATTCGTTTCAACAAAAGACATGGGAGCTTCAATAGAAGAAGCCACTAAACCGTTCGAGTTTTTGATGGACATGTCTATGTTAGGTGTGGGAGTTGGCTTCGACACTAAAGGAGCAGGCAAACTCAAACTTAAAAATCCTGCAAAGCAAGGAGTATTTCAAATTCCTGATACAAGAGAGGGTTGGGTAGAAAGCGTTAAAATCATCTTAAAATCATTCTTCTCTCAAAGCTGTGATCTACCTGAGATGGATCCTTCACTCGTTAGAGCGGCAGGAGAGCCAATTAGAACGTTTGGTGGAACGAGCTCAGGACCAGGTCCTCTGTTAGCTTTACACTCTCAACTTATAACTTTGCTAAGTAACAGAGAGGGAGAGTTACTGACCGAAACCGACATTGTTGATATTCAGAATATGATTGGATGCTGTGTAGTTGCAGGAAATGTAAGAAGAACAGCTGAGATTGTATTTGGAGAGCCTGACAGTGAAGAGTACTTGAAGCTGAAAGACTATCGTTGGAATGCAGATTTAGGAGAAATTAATCCAAATACAGGCGCTACTTATGGAAGCTATGAAGGAGAGAATGCACATCGTGCAGCGTGGGGATGGACATCTAACAACAGCGTATTTGCTAGATTAGGAATGGGATATCATACCGTTGCAGCTCAGACAGCAAGAAACGGAGAACCAGGATATGCGTGGCTTGCAAATATGCAAAAATATGGTCGAATGAACAACGACCCAATAGATCTTGCTAAATATTGGGTTGATAAAAGAGTAGTTGGTGGAAATCCTTGCCTTGAACAATCGCTAGAATCGTACGAATTATGCTGTTTAGTAGAAACGTTTCCTACGATGTGCACTGACTTAGAAGACTACTTACGTACATTGAAGTTTGCGTACTTATATGCAAAAACAGTAACGTTAGGACAAACTTCGTGGGCTGAAACCAATAGAGTGATGCTTCGCAATAGAAGAATTGGAACCTCTCAAAGTGGAATTGCTCAGTATATCGAAAAAGAAGGCATCGACAATTACATTGAATTATGTGACAAAGGATATAAAACAATCCAACGCTATGACGAAGTGTATAGTGAATGGCTATGCATTCCTCGATCTGTGAAAACAACGTCGATCAAGCCAAGTGGTACAGTATCGCTTCTTCCAGGAGTAACGCCAGGAATGCATTATCCGGAAGCAAACTACTATGTGCGCAGAATTAGAATAGCCTCATCAAGTGCATTGATTCAGAAGTGTATAACTGCAGGGTATCACGTAGAGCCTGATGTGGTATCTCGAGGAACGTCCGTTGTCGAGATACCTGTACACATACAAGGAGTGAGAACGATCGATCAAGTATCAATGTGGGAGCAACTATCGTTAGCTGCATTAATACAAAAATGGTGGGCGGACAATCAAGTTAGTTGCACTATAACGTTTCAAGCAAGTGAAGCGTCCCAAATCGAATCAGCGTTAAATTACTTCCAATACCAATTGAAGGGTGTGAGCTTTCTTCCTAAATTAGAGATGGGTAATACAACGTACGCACAAATGCCGTACGAAGAGATAGATCAACAAACATACGAGAGAATGGCAGCGAAAGTTTCACAGCTTGTCTTCAATAATATTAGCGAAGATAGTTCACCGGAAAAGTATTGCGACTCAGATTCTTGCAATATTTAACTAGGTCGCCCAAAGAATAAGGTTGTTCAATTATATTAAACAAAAATAAGTTGTAGTTTTACATTATGAAAAAACAATATTTAACAAGAAAAGGCTCGTTTGACTCAGGACATAGAGTAATGAACGAGAAGATGAAATGCTTCAACATGCATGGTCATACATACATATATGAGCTA